TATTTTTTGCTACTTGGTTTTTACCTACGGTCTTACGTCTAGCGTGTTGTACTCGTTCCATCATCTGATAGAGTTTTCTAGCACCGGCCTCTGTAGATCCATTTCCCAACTCTGATACGATACGTGCAGGCACCACGAACTCACCATCAGCAAGACGAGCGGGCTGACGATCACCAATAGAAGCAGGAATAGAATCGCTAACGCCATCGCCGGGACCTTTCAATAAACGACCACCATCAGAATAACCACCCAAAGTAGATATACCACCACTAGCCATACCACCACTAGCCATACCACCTGCAGCATAACCGCCTTGCTCGGCAAGACGCTGATTCATATTAGCGTAAAAATCTGTTAATCCAAGCTGTTGTTCTGGTGTCTGTGCTGCGGGAATAACGGTGTTTGGTACCATACTTGTATCTTGCGCACCTGCAGCTTGCCCTTGTGGTACGTACGGAGTTGCTATGCCACCAAAGGTTTCTGTAGTTACTGTTGGTTGTTGTGCGGCTTGTTGTTGTCCACCAAACATTGCCATTAAAGCTGGGGTTAAACCAAAGTATGCCCCGTTAGAAATGTTTTGTTGACCGCGAAAATTTCCACCCATCATTGGGTTTAAACCAAACAATCCAAAACCTTGATTAGCTTGTGCAGCAGGTGTGGTCGTAGTTGTTTCAGTAAACTTCATTGTCTCTGGGTCGTACGCATACTTTTTCTCTGAAGAAGGTTGTGGGGTTGCTACACCACCACTAGCCATACGAGCTTCGCCGGTGTAAGTATCAACAGGTGTATCAAGACCAGCGTTGATTACTTCGTTTTGTACAGGACGCTGCACCATTGGGTTTGAGTACATAGCAGTCTGAAGCTGGGACTGTGGGTACATGGTATTACCACTTACCGAATTCTCTGCCGACATCTGCTCAATTTCACCGCCAATACCGTATTTATTAATTGACATCAAGCCGCCTTCTTTAGCGACACGTTCAATAGGCAGTGCTTTGAATCTAGGCTGCACAAAATATTCACGTTCTGAAGTTGCTGCATTCGGCGCGTAAGCATTAGAGTTTTGAGCTATGGAGTATTCATAAGGACGCAAATACATTTCGCTTTTTTCTGGAGCGGCAGCGTTTTTGTTTCTCATTTCTTCCATCAGCCCCATGCCGGTAGTCATCAAGCCAAGTCCTGTACCAGTTGGAGTTTTATCCCATACGCCTTTTAGACCTTCCCAACTATCAGTCGCTTTACCAAAACCACCTTTAACATTATCCCAGTAGCTACGTGGATTACCTTGACCCATAATACGATCAATATCGTTGCCAGTAGACGCAACATCAGGTGTACCTACGGTTTTATATAGACTAGGATCGACCCCACCATTAACCCCTGCCCCACCAAAATCAGACAGGGCAGGAGCTGCGTTTACTTGCGATACCATATTATCTACGGGGTTTACAGATGGCAAATAAGAATTAGCCATAGTATTTACATCAGTACCTGCAATACCCGGAATGCTATTATTTACACCATATCCGGGAGTTAAAACGTTTTCTGCTGGTACGCTAGTAGTAAATTTATCCGCCGGTATATTAAACGCAGAACCTTGCGACCCTAAATTAGCAGCGGTTTCCCCAGATGCAGCTCCCGCACTTGCAGCTTCCGCCCCAGCAGCTTCCGCCCCAGCAGCCCCTAACCCACTAGCTAAACCAGCACCACCGTATGCGCCCAAGCCTGCCATCAAACCTTTACTTAAGCTACCTGTGTACAATCCATATCCAGCGCCTGTAATACCTGCAGCCATCAACGGGGATAAAGCGCCACCGGAAGCTATGGTAAGTCCAGCACCAATAATGGTTGGGAGCATCCTATCTAGGAAACCCGCTTCAGGTAGACCTGTTTCTGGGTTAATTGTCAAAGAACCACCATGCGCCATAGCGAGCGATTGCAAACCGCTAACTTCTCTAGGGGTCATGTGGATCAGGACTTTGTCGTCGCCGCGTCCGGCTTCTTGCAGATGGTTGGCTAGTGCATGTAGGCTCATATCGCACCCTTAAGGAATTTTGTCAATAGTATCATTTTATAAGGCAGACGTGAACGTCGCGGTCAAAATAATAGATGGGGATACTGGGTGTACAGGGGCAGTCCCTGCGGGATAAGTTACAGCTAAAGTGTTACCGCTATCCGAAGCAAAGTAAAGCTGGATATAGTCATTTGCAGCTATAGGCAGAATAATATTCCACGATATAATTGCTGTAGCGGGTTTGGACGCACTAATTCTTCCGGGGATAGTACCAAGCCCTGCGCTGTATGGGACCTGTGTTCCGTTCTGCGAAAACCATAATGTTACGTTATCAACAGCGTTATCAAAAGATAATAACTGTGCACTAAACTGGATGTTGTAGTACCCCGCAGTAGTAAATACAACCTTTGATTTATCCGTAGCGTCTAGTGCTACACCGTTACTGCTGGTTGTATTAGACATGAAAAGCGCAGCTGGAGCAGTGGCAGACTGTGCCTCACCTACAGAAGCTCCGGATAGATGTGACGCTGCCGTAGATCCAAATTGACCACGAGTACATCCTGTGAACGAAGTAGTAGTTTTACCAGTGTATTTAATAACCTCAGAGTCAATAAGAACTGCGCCAGTGTTTGAAAAGTTTGTAGTAGACACAACAGGAATCGTAGTAGCCGAGTTACTTATGCCCGCCGTTAATGTAGTTACACCATCCTGATAAAACGCGCCTTGTGGTAGAGCCAAGCCATTAAGAGCACTTAAATTTAGCTGCCCAATTAAGTTATCTACCTGATTAAAGTACTGACGTAAGATGTTGTTAACTGAGTCTTGGTACGCACGTTCGTAAGCAACCGGTGCGAGTGGAAGCGCCGGACTTTTAGTTTTTGTGAGTTCAACTGACTCTGTAACAATAATACTTGTGGTCATCGTCTACCATCCGGCTTAACGTCCATACGCGGCGTACCTAACTGCCACTGCGTACCAACAGTATTTGATTCAACCCTTAATGCCATCTGCCTACCACGCACTCTAGTATAAATAATCTCAGTAAATTCCTGCACGTTATATGTACGTACGTTGGAGTAGTTTTGTGTTGTTGTTACTGTAGGTGCATTTGTAGGGCCATATGGTGAACCGGGGTTTTGTTTAGGGCGCAATGTAAACTCTACCTGTGGGTTATCTGTAGTGTTACTTGTATTAGACCCATCAAAAGTAATGTCGGGTAACATTCTCCACACAAACCCATAGTTGTGCCCGTCACCAATATCAAAATCAGAAGACTGCACATAGGAATGAATAGCAGTTGGAGGGTTAGTTAAACCATCGTCAACCGCAGCTTCATGAAACACAATCTGGTTTGTCAATGTTGCAGCTTGTGGGTATTGGCGTAGTGGGCTGTCTAACCAAGCAGTGCGTGACATACTACCGTAATACCATACACGGTCAAGGTAATTAAATATAACGTAACGATCGATTATGGTATTTGGGTTAGTCTCGGTGCCTGTTCCATCTGGACCAGTAATAGAACAATAGAACCACCACACTTCACTGTACCCCTCGTTAGTACCAGCAAAGAATTGATTAAACTGATCTCGATTAATGTCGTCAAATACATAAGAACGAAGAGCACAAGGTAATGTTTCTACACGACCTGCATAAGAATAGAATTTATCCGTACCCATCCAATAAGTAACACCCGCCGCAGTAGCTGCAGCATTAGGAGAAACTATAGAGATGTTGTCTGCTAGTAGGGTAAAGCCCCACACAAAAGGAGGTCCTAAGTACTGCATACCGTAGATAGCAGCGTCAGTCCAAACTACAATTTCTTGACGGGTCTGTAAGGCTGTAATAATTTGAGAGCCGTGGGATAATCTGTAGTACCCTGCTTGACTAGAGCCATCTGCTTTAAATGTCCAATCTGTGTAACTCTCTTGTGCTGTCCAACGGATAAGCATCGGATCAAGTACAGTACTACCGTAGTCATTACAACCAAACGCAATAACAATACGAGAAGAATCAGAGACTAGTACTTGATTAATAGTTGTAGGGGCATCAGAAGTACCCGCAAACGCAACGCCTGAAGCAGAAGCTGTAGCGGCTTTACTTAATGTATAAGTACCTGTTGCTCCAGTGCCAGTACCAAACGCTGCAATCGTAGTACCTACGGGAATACCTGTACCAGAGACCGACATCCCAACATGTATAGCACCTTCATATACATCAGTAACCGTAATTGTCGTACTCGTATCTGTTGTAGTAACAAGCCCAGAAAATACACCTACAGCACGTGATGGGTTAGCGTCACTAAAATCAGGGAACAAACCTGTACCGGGACCCCAATGGTATAACGTGCCACCACGTGGGCAGAATAATAAGTCTTGACCAAAATTACTTTGGCTCCACAAACGAAGCTTAGTATTAACTGAGGTGGATATTGATTGACCCCAACCAGCGTAGGTTGCAGCTTCCTGTACATTAATATTGTTTGAATGTGCTGCAGCTGTAGTACCATTAACTCCACGTACACACCCAGTAAACGTAGTAGGTGATGTACCTGTATAGGTTATTAACTCATCGCCAATTAAAATAATGCCGGGGTTTTGTACTGATCCTGCCGCAAAACCGTTTGTAGATTGGACTGTTATTGTAGTAGTCGAACTATTAATACCGCCAATAACATTAATCTTAGTTGTCTCAACGTTTGTAGAAACACCACCCCATAGACCAGCACCCCAGCCTGTTTGCGTAGAGCCTACGTCTGACGCAGTATTTAATTGATACGCTGCTTGAACTGTGCCCCCACCCGTAGCTGCTGATGTAGCGGGGGTGTCCACCATAACGTAGTAGCTATTTGAATCAATATAGGTTATTTGTAGTTCACGATTTAAGTCACCTGCTGGTACGCCACCAACTGCAGAAGCGCCAGAGAAAGTAACAAAGTCACCCGTGATAGCCCCGTGGTTAGCATCAGATACTGTGACAACTTGAGAACCAACAGTTGTTGTAAATGGGTTAGTAAGTGTTGCATATTGGCGTATTGGAGTTACGTCATTGTATTCACCACCCAGCTCTATGTAAAACTTTGATGATGTACCAACACCTAGCATGTTGTACCCAGCTAGAGTTACCCAATTCCATAATGAACGCGCAGTGCCAAGGTACTTAATATCAGAAATTAGTTGCCAGCCACCTATCTTCTCAGGGTAGCCAGAACGAAAGCGCACTTTGTCGCACTCAAACCAACCACCCTCGTTAGAAAGTGTAGTGCCCTCACGGTTAACCCCGGGGCGAAACTGAAGTTTTTGTAGGGGCATCGTGCACCTTAGTATTTAATGCAGCAAAGGAAAGCTATGTTTGTTGGTCGAGTTTCTGTACCACCTGTTGCATTTACAACAGCATCACCCTTATAGTTTGATGCGCCAGAAGCACGAAATATGTTCGTAACCCCTCCAGCGTCATAGAAATAAGTAGGCGCAGAGTGACTATGGCTTTGAAAAGCGTCAACCTGCCCTGAACCTATAGCACGACCTGAATCTGGCACCGTGGCTGTAATAGTTGTTGAGGCTACTAACTGACTTGTGTCTACTGTATATACACCTACTCCACCTTGAGTACCACTAACCTGTGCAATAATTTTTGTGTTAGCAGTAACACCTGTACCAGATAAAACTTGTCCAATAACTAAACCACCTGTAGGCGCACTTAGCACATTAAGTACTGTACCGGCAGATGTACTACCATTATTTATGTTACCTGTGAATGTAGCTATAGTAGTAGCACCTGCTGACCAAGCACGTAAAAACTGACCTCGTGTATCAGGTAGAGCAAATGTAGAAGAGCCATCGCCAGCACCATAAGTTGTACCAATTGCTGCAAACAAATCTGCGTATGTAGTACGTGATATTAAAGCGCCGTTACATTGAAGCCAACCAGTAGGTACTGAAGAGTTAGCAAAGTATTGAACCATACCCGCTGGTAGGTAAGCTACTGCTTGTGTTTGTGCATTGGGGAAAACTATTCCTGTAGTTCCGTTTAAAGATATAGTCATAGTTGTTCCTTAGTATTTAATACATATCATTACTGCAGCGTTAACAGGTCGCCCTTCAGTTGATGGCGTTACTACTTGTGCAGAATCTAATGATAACGTTGTTCTAGAGCCTGTACCGGCAGCTCCTTGAGGTCTATCACTTAGCGCTCCTGATGTAGAGAATACCCCACTATAGGTTGAGTCATTATTTACAAACGTTCCAAAAGAGCCTAAAACACTTGTATTAAGAGTACCTATTATTCGCCTAGCAGCATCATATTGGTTTGACCCAATAGTACGACCAGCATCAGGTACTGAAGCCGTTATGGTTGTTGATGCTACGGTTTGTGCGGGGGCAGATACAGAGTATGTACCTATACCACCAGTAGTACCTGTTAATTGACTAAGTATAACTGTACCTGCAACAACACCTGTACCTGATAAAACTTGCCCTATACGTAGTGTTCCAGTTGGCTGAGTAGCTACAGTAAGAGTTGTACTATTAATAGTCCCAGTAAAAACCGCAACTGTTGTTGTATTGCTTGCCCACCCACGTAAAAATTGACCACGAAAGTCTGGTATATTAAATGTAGTAGCACCGTCGCCAGCCCCATATACAGTACCGATAGCGTTAAATAAATCTACGTAGTTAGTTCTAGATTTTGCGCTGCCATCACATTGGAACCAACCTTGTGGAACAGTAGTATTAGCAAAGTACATAATCATACCGGCAGGTAATGTGCCTATGATTGATCCGGTTGACCCGTTAATTGTTAATGACATGTTTTATCCTTATTAACGAAGTTCTGCCCAAATACTTAGTGTTGCAGAAGTAGTATTCACAGTATAGGTAGCACTGGCAGGTACTACAGTTGATAAAGTCATGCCCGCATTATGGGCAGTACCAGTATTAAGATAAGTTTGTGCTACTACAACGCCACTTACAGTTATAGAAAGAGTTTCTCCATTAATACTTGAATTAGAAGTTGATACTGAAATCATAATGGGTTTACCAGTACTATTGGTGTAAGCAGTACCCGCTACTCGTTGCGGACCTGTCCCACTAACAGTAAATGTCTGCCAAGTTTGACCTACCCCTAACCCAGCAGCACCTGCTATGTTACCTGTTACAGTTAAATTCCCCGCCACAGTAGCATTAGCGGCCATCGCGACGTTTTGTGAAGCGTCAATACTAATTGCCGTAGTGCCGCCAGCAAGGGGGCCTGTTCTAATTTCTAATGCTCCGCTTTGATCTGGGGTTGTTGTATACCCATTAACTGTGTTACCTACTTTAATAATATTTGCCATGTCTTATCCTAGAATGACCCAGTTAGATGTAGTCGGTACAGTTACTACAACATCTGATGTAATAGCTGTGGTTGATACGTTACCTTGTGGAGAACTTAATACATACGTACCTGCCCCACCCGTACCTGAACGGAATTGCGCAATACTTTGACCTGAAGCAACGCCAGAACCTACAATAACTGCACCAATATAAAGACTACCTATAGGCGCTGGACTTGAATTAATAGTTAATATAGTTTCTGGAACTGCAGCGTTATATGCAATGCTACCTTCAGCAGCAAACGAAGTGATAGTAACTGGACCTGTAGTCATGGCGTTTTTGTTTGCACCAATCGTATAGCTTGCAGTTATGTTCTGGTCGTTCTCATAAAATACTTGGTTAGCACCGCCGCCTGTTGCGCCACCACCGATAGTGCTCCATGTAGAAGCATTGATGTCATAGCCTTCGTAACGTGACAGTGTGGTATTGTATCGGATACCCGAACCAGAACGTTGTGATGTTGTACCTACTGGGGTACCCAAACTACCTGTACCACCAAACGCGCCATTACCACCAAACGTAGCATTACTGCTAACAGACAAAGCACCTTGTACAGATAAGTCACCAGCTATATTATTAACAGATTCAAATATGCTTGTACCTGTAGAGAAGAACGTCATCGCCTTACCAGCAGGGATACGCAGTGAGGCAAACATACTTGTTGCGGAACCTACGCTCTGGCTAACACTAACTGTATATGTACCCGCACCACCTGTAATACCTGAAACTTGACTTACTATTTTTGTACCGGCAGCTACAGTTGACCCACTAACATCAGTTATTGTCATGCCATTCGACAGTAAAACTCCCGTAGATACCGAAGCTACTACCATTGTTGTACCTGATATAGTTGCACTAAATGTTTGTGCAGGTACTGTTGTATTCGGTGTACTTGCTACGGCTATATAAGCATCGTAGTTACACGAGTTAACCATCGTGTAGGACTTAGTATATGGGGGTACAAATAAGTAGTATGCGGATGCAGCACCAATAAGTCGGATATTAGCGAATCGAAATTCAGCACTAGCTCCGTCAATAACTGCAAGGTATTCAGTAGCACTGTTTATGGTTTTTGGTGTGAACCCAACAATGGCTTGCTCTAACAGCGTGCCTAAGTTAGTATTGGTTGTATTACCCCAAACACCAGCTTGTTCGCCAGTACCAATTAAGGTAATACGTAGGTTATTTGAAGTAGATGCCATAGTTAACCCTTAGCGCTTGGGAACGGTTTTGTTCCAGTTTTGTCGATAATTAGCGCCATTTTTCTGGGCTTTTCATCTTTTGTGTTCGGTATACTAACATGAGTCCAGCTATCAAACTCACGTATTACTTGGTCGTAGGGTAACCCAGCTGCAATTATCGCTTTGACAACTTGGTCAGGGGTCATCCCCTTAACTTTTATATCTGCTGCCGTGCCTTTACAGTGCTGGCTTGTGGGTTTTCCACCAACCTTTTTGTTAGCGTCGGGGCTTCTGTAGGCAGAGTTTATATGCAACGGCATACCTACAGCTTTACGAACTTCTTCGAGAAACAACGCCAACCGTCTAAGGTTCATTAATACCTCATTATTGGGGGTGTTGTCAATCCCATATCTAACTGCGGTCTCACTTGCAGTCATTTCTTCTAGGGTAAAGTTAGGGGATAAGTTCATTTTTTAGCCGCCAATAAATCCGACTTATCTTTGCTGCCTTGGGATGAGCCAAAGTAATAAGAAAGAATCTGAGTATCCGCAGCGGATAACACACCTAATATGTATATCAGAATGTCCTTTGTTTCAGGCGTAACTGTTACAAAAATTAAAATAGCAAACAAAATAAAAGAGCACAGAATTACAAATATGGCTAAAACAGGCGTAATAATTTTGTTAATTAGTGGGACATTTTCATTTGTAGCAAGATCAACCTCATGTTGACGTGCCCCATCTCTATCTTTAACTTCCTGCTCAAACATGAATTCTTCATGCTTCATTGCTGCTTCTTTTATAGAAGTTAGCTGTTCAGCGGATAACTTACCATCAGGTCCAGGTGTTAAGGTTACACCTAACTTCTCTTCAACAACTTGAGTGCCTTTATCTAATACAGCGTCAACGACTTTCTGCATGCCTGCACCGGCAAGTTGGGTTAGGATTGGTACAAGTAGTGGTAGCATTATTTATCCCTCATTTTGTTCATTTGTTCAAACAGCACTTTAACTTTTTCTTCTAACACAGCAACACGAAGGTCAAGTTTGGATAGCACAATGATTAGCGTGATTAGGGCTAAAAGAATAGGCCAGCCTTTTACTAAAAGATCGAATGTATCCATGATTCATCTTTCTATGATAACTCTGGAAATTGTAAATTCATAACTGCTAAATCATCCACGCTAGTCGCAGCATTAATCTGTTCTTCGTATGTATTAGACAGAGCGCGAGTTGCAGCACGGTAATCTAATACGTTTTGTGGTACGGGTTTACCACTAGAAGGGTCGTTAAACCTTTCAACCATCCAACTTGTTTGCCCTAATATATTTGCAGTGTGCTGTTTAACTTGAGTGATTAGCATCTCTCGTATTTGCGTTATATCTTTAGGGTTATTAGGTGCCCAGTAAAACCGTTCATCAAAAGGCTCAGGATCAGGCACTTCAATAATGTTGTACTGCGCCCTATCCTCAGCAGTAAACACAGTCGCCCAATTTGGCGGAAAAGATATTCCGTTATGCGTAAAACCTGCACCTACGGTTAAAGGGGTATCGTCTATTAAAAACATTTTTACCTCGCTAAACTATATTTAAAAGGACTTTCCGCCCAAGCCATGTACACATAATTTGTTGATGACGCGTTTAAGTTTGAATTGGTTGATCTGTGTTTTATTCCGTTGGCTACAAAATCAACGAAGGCAGTTGACGTACCTTCTGCGTTAGTACTTTCTACAAATAAGTATGGACCTTCAACGTTATATGTTTGTGACGCGCCATTAACTGATAACCAACCAGTTAAGGAAACATTATCCGTTCGTTTAAAAATTGCATACCTTGGTAAAAAACCTGTATACGTAAACGGGCCGTCCGCCGCCCCCGTCCCTGCGTAGGTACCAAAGGAAGAAAACCCCGGAACAGATGAAAAGCAGTACGCAATGTAAGTTGTACCGTTTGTATTAACTCTTACATTTGTCCCAATAGAAAAAACAGAAGTTGTTGGGTTTGTGCTGTTCCAATATGTAGAATCAGCAGCAGATAAATCAGTACCATTAAAAATTAAAAAATTACCTGCGCCTATTGACCTATGGTATACCGGCCAGTTATTACCTGCATTAACACTTTTTGCAAATATAAAATCTAGCGCTTGGTTTTGCCCATGCCCAACCGTAGTAGCTACACCTGTACCAACATACCTAACAACACTAACGCCGGTAGTTTGATTAACACTTACTTTTGCTGCATGCTCGCATGTATGAGTACCAGATTGCGTACCAGATGTATTAACACGTCCTGTAGCCCCACCTGTTATTGCATTAGCTTCGGTATCATATAAATTGAATGTGGTATTAGTAAGAATGTTACCTGCGTAGTATGTAACACCCGCTGTAACTCCTGTAGGTAGGGCACCTGTCGTAGTAAATTGAACTGCTTGTCCAGCACTAAAGCCATTAGTCGCTAAGGTAACAACACAAGGACTCGCAATTGTCATAGTTGCAGTGCGCGTTAATGCCCCATCAAAATTCCACGTACTAGTGCCACTACCAGCATTCCATTGGTATGAGACATATGTAGCAGCGCTTGTGTTTGACCCTGTGTCTGCACCAAGGCTAAATCCAGTACTACTAAACCCTGTTACACCACTAGTTGAACTTGCCGCTGCGGAAGTAATAGTAAGTTGGTTGTTTGTGTTTGCAGCGACACCACGAACGGTATCATATACATAATGATTTAACGCACTACTTCTTGACTTATTCCAAACAATATCTGCGTAGCATGATCTACCGCCCCGTGTGTTGGATATAGTTTGTGTTGATCCATTACCTGTATATAAAGTGACAGCAAAAGCTGATGCCGTTACAGGAACAGGCGCGGATAACGCAAAGCTATTTAAACGTGAATACCCATCTGGCACTGCGTAAGAAAAAGGCCTTTGTCCAAAATTTATGTTCATAGGTTTACTACCGCCAGTGGAAGCTGCATAAGGGAAGTAGCCGCCGCCAGTTAAACCTGTAGTAATAGAGGTGTATGTTGAACCGTTTGTAGTATAGTCAAGTGTGCCTGCGTTTGCATCAAATCTTACACCTATAACATTAGTTGTTGAAATAGATGCAGTAGAAGTAGTTGCTTTGTACACACCTATAGTACATGTACCTACCGCTACAGGGAACTGAACTTCCCAATAAAATTTACCAGTATCCATTCGCATAGTACAGATACTTGCTGTAAGTCCCGCCGCCGCAGATAAATTTGCTGAATTTACGGAAGCAGTAGTAAGTGTGTTTAATTTATTTATTACTGGGTAATTACACTGGTATGAGCTTGTTGGTGTAGGTACATCAAAAAAAGAGTCATATGCCGCACCCGCCGTTAAAGAAACAGCAAACGGATTCCAGTTATTTTTGTACCCGCTCTTAGCCACAGAAATCAATGTGAAATCTGCGCTACCACTAGTTAAAATATCTGCGTATAACGCTATGTACGTAGTTGTTGCAGTAGCAGTAAAAAGTCCTTGTACAAGCCCAGAGCCAGCGGACTGTGCAACAGAACCTATCGTAACTGCATTAGTAGATAGCCCAGTATTATCTGCTTTTATGATACTAGCGTTACGCGCCGCACCACCTATTGAAACATTAGTTAAATATCCTTGTACATAATAAGATTGACCAACTTCTGTAGTTATAGCTTGGTATGCATAAGCAGCGTTATTAGTGGAATTAGCTACTCGAGCAGCGTGTGTTGCGGATTGCCATGTTACGGTAGGGGAGCCAGCACCACTAGCAGTCCAGCTACTTACATCTGCCACAAACGAACCATTCGTTATAAGTTCTGGGTTTGTATTGGAGTAATCGTACGCAAGAGCTTCAACAGTGCTGTTATTTAAAAATGGTAAGAAGTACCCATTAAAACCATATGACACTAAATTTTTAATTGGCTGCCAAATACCTGCACCATTGTACCCACCGAATGAAGAAGGAAGTGATGCGGACCCATCAATAAAATAATTAAATACTATTAACCCATCAAAAAAGTTAGCTGGGGTTGTGGTATTTGATGCCCCAGTAAGATGCACAACAGCGCTATTAAATACTGTGTTTGTGGCAGTGCCACTACCAACAGAAACACCGTTGACGTATACAGTATGTGTAGTTCCACTGCATGTGTACATTACATGGTACCAAGCACTGGGGTCCCTAAATACTGCAGCGGTAGTAACAGCAGCAGTTCCAGCAATAGTGACAACAAGGTTATCTGATGCATTAAAACCAAAAGAGTAGTTAGTGCTAGCACCAAATAAATGTTGTACCGTACTTAACCCACCTCGTTTTATCCACGCAGACCATGTATAGCTAGTAAGAATATTAGGGTTAGTAAACCTACGTAACAAGTAAGCACTCCCAATGGCACGTAACCTAAGGCTTCGCTGCGCAGGGTATGGAGAGTCATACGCAGAATTTATGCCGGCAGTAAGTACTGGAAACGTCATTAAGCAACTCCCAACGATTGGCCTTGTAAGTACAAGTTAGTACCATCGCTTCTAAACACAAAATAGTCTTTAGCGCTTGCGGATGGGGATAGAATAGGCGCAACACCACCGGGCCATTTAAAAACTGAATTCCATGTCAATGTATTACCCCCACCGTTCTGTATAACTGCTAAAGCATAAAAGCCGCCGTTAACCAAGTTTGTTGGGGCATTCATAGTTCTACTACTAGATACGAATGTAAACGTAGCTACCTGTCCTAAAGCAGTATTCCAATCAATACCCGCCGCATCCGTTAACGTGATATTAGGGGAGTAGCCTGTACCTGTTACTGTTAATGTAGACCCACTAAAACTTAAGTTAGCGTTATTACTAAAACCTCCGCTACCATTAGTTGTTAGTACTTGGCCTGAAGTACCACTTGTAGCCGGAGCATAGTCAGTACCAGCAGCGGCGCTAGAAAACCCACCTGAACCATTACCTTTAAGTATTGCAGAGCCAGATGTTGCAGGGGCATAGTCAGTACCAGCAGCTGCCGCAGATACCGCAGTTCCATTACCTTTTAAAAGGCCAGTAACACTTGTCGTTATTGTGATCGCTGGAGTGCTAGTTGATGTCGCTACAGAACCACCAAAACCATTCGCCGATACAACAGATGCGTTTGTAACAGTACCGCCAGTACCAGTTGCAGATAATGTGCCTGCAGCAAATGAAACACCAGAGCCAATAGTTACAGAACTAAACCCACCAGTGCCATTACCATATAAGATAGAAGAGCCTGATGTAGCGGGGGCATAATCTGTACCTGCAGTGGCAGCGGATACGGCTGTACCATTACCTTTTAATAATCCAGTAACACCGGTAGTAATTGTAATAGCAGGGGTTGTTGTGCTCGTAGCTACAGTACCACCAAAACCATTTGCAGTTGCAACTGATACATTAGTAACCGAACCACCACCGCCTGTAGCAGCTAAAGTACCTGCAGTGAAAGATAGACCTGAGCCTACAGTAACGCTACTAAACCCACCTGTACCATTACCATAAAGAATTGATGTGCCACTGGTAGCAGGAGCATAGTCAGTACCAGCGGATGCGCTAGAGAAGCCGCCAGTGCCATTACCTTTTAGTATCGAAGAACCACTTGTAGCCGGAGCGTAGTCAGTACCTGCCGCAGCACTAGAGAACCCACCAGTGCCATTACCTTTTAGTATCGAAGAACCACTTGTAGCCGGAGCGTAGTCAGTACCTGCCGCAGCACTAGAGAACCCACCAGTGCCATTACCTTTTAGTATCGAAGAACCACTTGTAGCCGGAGCGTAGTCAGTACCCGCAGCTGCCGCAGATATTGCTGTTCCATTACCTTTTAAAACACCTGTTACGGTCGTACTAAGTGTGATTGCAGGTGTAGTGGTTGATGTTGCTACAGTGCCACCAAGACCATTTGCTGTGACTACAGAAACATCAGTTACGCTACCGCTACCAGAACTACCGGCACCATAGAAAATCTCTTTAGTAGTTGTGTTGTATTTAAGTACTTTATTAGGTGAACCTGCGGACTCATCACGGAATGAATCAATAAACACCCCTTGGTTTGGTATATATCCAATAGATCCAGTCGCACTTATAACGATAGAATTATCTTGTACAGCATAAGCTGTTGCACCTATTGCAACACTACCATTATAAGCATTAGCGTTATTGCCTATAGCTACAGAAGAACTTATTGTGGCAGCCCCACTACCAAGAGCAACACTGCTATCACCGTTAGTGTGCGCCCCTGTTCCTATGGCTATAGAGTAATCATTACCTGTTTGCGTATAAGCTTGGTACCCTATTACAATTGACTGGTTACCAGCTACTTCTGATTGTGTACCTATACCTATAGCATAAGATGAAGCTGTCAAATCGTGGGCTTGGCTCCCTATAACAATAGTTCCGGGGTTATTTATCGTAGTATTTGCGCCTATTGCTATGGCATCTGGTTGTATAGCGGTAGATGCTGCTCCTATTGCAACACCATTTTGACGTGTAGTTTTTGCTGTATACCCAAGAGCAGTCCCACCAACTACTGTGTAGTCACTTGTACCTACGTTTGTAATATTTGCGTTATTACCTATGATCGCAGAGTTTGTGACACCCGTACCTATAATGTGATTAAAACCAAGTCCGGTATTATTTACGTTAGATGTAGTATTACCTGTAGCACCATAAACTATACCTAATGCCGATGCTGTTGCTGCTGTAGCATTTAGAGTGCCACTAGTAAGATTTAACCCAGTACCTATAGTAGTGGAAGAGATTACCCCTGATGTAGAGTTCCCGTTTAGCAACCCATTTACCGTAGTTTTTAATGTAAGGCTAGGCACTGAAGCTGTTACAGCCGTGGTTCCACTAAACCCATTAGCAGTAGCAACGGATACATTAGTTACAGCAAATTGGCTAGGCAACGTTACAAATACATCTTGAGTACCTGTAGAAAAATCAATCTTAGCTGTAGTCCCTGCAGAATTTGAAAGCACGGTATCACGAGATAAAGTGCCATAAGAGCCACCTGTGGTCCAAGTACCTGTACCAACTTCCCATTTAATTGTGCCTGATTGGTCAACAATAGCGTAATAAGTGGTGTTACCTGTGCCTACTGTAGAAAACCCAACATAGCCAGCTGCAGGTCCAAGCAATGTAACTGTCCCTGTACCGGGGGATGTACAAGTTTCTTTAACTCTATCTTTAAGATTCAGTGCCATATTAGTTCCTTATACTTCAAGTGCGGTATCAATTTCTGTCCAGCCTGCATCTTCAGCTGTATCAGTAGTAGTCCAGCCTGTACCCGCGGCAGATTCAATTTCTTGCCATCCTGTACCGCCATTACTATTTATTAAATTCCATTGCAATCTAGCAGTTACTTGCCCTGTTGTACCGGTTGCAGCTATACCAATTAAATTAATAAATGTTTGGTACGCTGCTATGTCACCAGCAGTTCCTGTAGCAGTTACCGCAGTTAGGTACCCGGGGCGTTCAAACGATACATCACCAACAGAAGTTGTAGCAGTATTACCGACAAGTTCTTGTGCGCTTGCAACATCACCTGCAATTCCTGTAGCTGTAACCCCAGTAAGCTCACGTTCTTGTACTCGTGTAACACTACCTACCGATCCAGTTGCAGTCACGCCAGATATAACTGGATTTTGTCTAAATATATTACCTACTGAACCTCTAGCTGTAACACCTCTTAAGGGCAACTCAAAAGTTTGTGCTACGTTACCAACAGAACCTGTAGCTGTTACCCCCGTTATAAATCGGACAGGTTTAACTGTACCTACAGTACCTAAAACTTGCACCCCTATTAAGGTTTGAGTTCTAGTAGCAAGAGATACATTCCCTACATTACCTGTGGCTGTTACACCTGTTAAGGTTAAAGAACGCTCTTGCGGTACTACTGTACCTACTGAACCTGTGGCACTTACTTTGGTTACAAATTTACCTTGGCTAACATTACCAGCTGTTCCTACAGCAACATTACCTACAGGCGTAATATCAATCGCTTTTCCTACTGTACCAACGGAGCCAGTGGCTGTTCTACCTGTTATATATGATATCTGGCCCGCATTAACAATCGACCCCGCAGTACCTGTAGCGGTAACTTTAGTCAGAGGTATTTGTGGGTTTGCTATTGTACTGCCTACAGCAGTGGTAGCTGTGACACCGGTTATTAAGTTTTCAACAGGAGGTCTTGTAACTGTACCAACGGTTCCTGTAGCTGTTACACCTGATAGCGTTCTAGTTCTAGGTACTGAAATAGTGCCTAAGAAACCTGTAGCAGTATTACCATCTAATGTTTTACCGGTAATGGCGTTACCAACTACACCTGTAGCAGTTACGCCGGTGATTGTTTTAGGTATTCCAGCAAGTACATCTCCAACAGTACCGTATAAAAACTGTTTAGATAATGTAGACCTAATGTTTGGCACTACGGTACCAGCAGAACCCGTAGCTGTTACAGCAGTTAATGTTTCCTTAGTATCTTCGGCGGCACTTTGTACCGAACCAAAAGCAATTACACCTAATCCGGGTCTAGTAACAGTGTTGGCAGTAGTTATAGTACCTGCAGATGTAGTAGCAGTAACGCCGGTCAGTACTAGCCCGTTGACAACATTACCAACAACACCTGTCGCAGTTGCAGCGGTTAAACTTACATTTGATGTTGTAGCAGTGGGGGATGTAACCGTGCCAGTAGCTGTTACTTTGGTTAAATTAAACGATTTATCTTGCTGAGGAGACGTACCTACATCACCAGTAGCAGTTACCTTAGTGAGCGGTTGCTCTACCCCATTAGCAACATTACCAACGGAACCTATAGCACTTACGCTAGTTAATGAGGCACCAACAGTTAAATTACCAGCTGTACCATAGACTAAGTTACCACTAATTGCTGGCGTTGAGTTGTAAGTTATTGTGCCTACAGAACCTGTAGCAGTGTTGCCAGATACGGTGTCTGACTTTGAAAATACTACGGAACGAACTGTACCTGTGGCAGTTACACCAACTAATGCAGGGGTTACGGTACCTACGCTACCTGTAGCTGTAACACCAGTGAGATACTCAAAAACTCCCTGTACAGCTATGACAGTACCAACACTACCTGTACCTGTGACTCCAGTAAGCGCGACTGTGCCCGGGGGTAGCCCCGATGGCAGTGAAGAAAAGGGGGTTTCGGCGAACGAATCTATACCAAATAGCATGGCTTCTCCGTTCGCCTTTTAGTTAGGTTAAGCTATATTCAATAAAGCTGTACCCGCAGCATTGGTTGGCATAACCAGTGTGAAAGTACCCGCAGTAATTGTCTGCGAACCGAATGTATGACAGCTAACGGCCTTGTTTGACTGAGTGCTATTATAAATTAATACAGCATCAAATGGGGTAGTTAGTGTTACGTTGGTATACGTAATAGAAGCTGACGGTGTCCAGTATGCAGTAGTACCGGTAGCAGTTGGAGCAGTTCCGTTTGTAACAACCACACCACCTGATGTATAACCAGTACCTGATACTTCGCCTGTTGCGTTATAGGCGGTTGTGCCAGCACCTAAGGTACCACCACTAACTGTGTACAGAGCTGCTTTAAATGTATCTGCAACGGGTGCAGTTAAGCTCGTACGGGAAGTGATAGTAGTTGCAGCAAATTGATGTTGCGCGAGCATAAGCTCGGTTTTGAACGAAGTGCACATTGCTTGAGCGTTTGCCATGATTTAGTCCTATTAAAAAGATGCGGCGACGGCCTCGCCAATTACTGTAAATTTTTTCAGCGTCATATGCACTGAGCGATGTACCAGCTCGCCGTCCAGCCAGTATTCTGTCCAAAGAGTCGTTTAGTTTTCGTTATCCAACGTGCCCTCTTTTTTCTCCAGCAGAGATTCTTCCATCTCGCCTTTTGTCGTAGTTACTAATGCCATTTGATCTCCTATGTAAATCTAAGTAAAGCAGTTGTCGGTGAGTTTACAGGCATTGTTACAGTGAAAGTACTTGTTGAAACTTTATCAGAGCCAAAGTCTAAAACAGCAACAGACCTTCCGCTTTGCGATAAGTTATATATCAAGGCCCCACGCGCTGTAAAAGATGCCGGGTCCCATACTACATTATCGAAGCTAACATAAACTAATCCGGTTGTATAATCCGTATTAACAGACACACCGGTAAGCTGCTGTCCCCCTACGGTATAACCATTACCATCAGGCACTTCATTTTCGGGAGTATACACGGTTGTATCAGGCCCCAAAGTAGCGTACCCAGTATACAGTGCCATATACAACGTATCCGATACAAGATTCTGCACCGCTTGGAGCATCTCTTGTTTAAAACTAGTAGTTATTCCTTGTTGTATAGCCATTACGGATTAACCTTAATCTTTGCCTGCCCATCACGATAAGCATCGCCGCGCTCAAGACCTGTACCAAGACGGTTCAATTGAGCAAGGGCTTCATCATACTTACCCTTATAGAACGCCATTATATCTGCCTCACCCTTCATAAACACATACGCTTCAACAAGAGAACCGTAAAGTAATACAGGTGAATAGTTCAAACTTAGCCATGTAGTGCCATCGGCAGCGACTGTTATTGACTCTGGATAAGCGTAATAATGTAGCTCCGCTGTATACGCAATATCTGGGGTTGGGGCAAACATAAAACTCAAAGAGTCTTGCGTTGTATTGCTAACTACCTTTGGGCCAAACAGCGTGTAATACTTTGGCGTACCTGTTTCAGTTGGGTCTGGATACGATGCACGTAAAAAGTTAACGTCTTTATTTAGCAAATACTCATACCCAGTCGGCGCATCTTTAATAGCCATAGAAAATACGGACATAAAGTCGCCAGGGCATGATAAATACTGATTACCAGCAGACAATAAACCTGTCACGTTCTTACGAAGCGACGGTATTTGCACCGAGTTATAAACGCGCTCTTCCGCCTGCGTAACAAACGTAGGTATATAGGCTATAAACGCAGGGTCATCGTTCTGCGTATAGTTAATGATCGCATTTGTAAGTTCGGTGTACGTCATTTATTAGCCCATTGGTCCTCGTGCAATTGTACCTTTAGTTGCTGCGCCTGTACCACGAATCTTGATGCCTGTAGTTTTAATAGGCTCGTTACCAGCAGACTTGCTTAATGCACCGATAGATGGATCAAGCGTTTCTAACTTGCTGCGGTTAACTCGCGTATCTTTAACAGGGCCGCCATCCATTGCATGTGGCTTGGCGTATGCTGTAGCTGGTTTGTTGTTCTTAGCCATAATTACTCCTTAGCCTGTCTTTTGATTAGCGACTTTAGCAAGACCGCGACCCATCTGTAACATCTGTGCGTCTGTCTTACCGCCTTTAGCTAAACCCTTCATGGACTGCTGTTTGTCGTGCTTAACGTCCATTTTAGACTTTTCCCACTTGTCAAAAGACATCTTATGCTTTTTAGCAAGTTTTTTGTCTTGGGATTTATCTTTAGCAGAACCTTCCCATTCTTTCATACTCATTTTTTTCGTAGCCATTTTCCTACTCCTATGTCGTCGTGATTGTCACGGTTCCTACAATACCAACCGAAGTTAAATAATTCGGTGTAAGCCCAAAATCGCTATAGCTAGCACCACCAACAGGACGCCACCCCCACTGAAATACTCGGCTACCACCTTCTGGATACCCAGTTTCATCTAGCTTTGGCCCGTTAGTACCAGTTATCTGTAACCCGCTATAGCCTGATTGGTAATAGCTCACATCTGGTCTTGGTTCCCGCACTGCTTGTGGGTCATTAACCGGATACAAACCTAATGATAACTGCGGTTGATCTGGTTCCCAACAAGTAGGACAAACTTTTATGTTGACGTTCTTTGTTTTGATCGTCAACTTCCGTAACTCTTTTAACTTGTACCTAAATCCACATCTATCGCATTCAGCGATTGAGTGTTTACCTGATGAATATTTACTTGCCATACATCACCTATAGAAGGTCATACGTGGCACGTATCTATCAGGTGCTTTTTCTCTATCTTCAGATGCTGCCAAGTCCCATGCCTCATCATACTGGGCTTTCAACATCAAAATTCTATCTGGTGGAACTTCTGGTAATTTAGCTGCAAGCATATAAGCTAGCCCAGCCACCAACGCATTCTGGAAACGGAATGGTATATCTTCAACGTTTGTACCAGTGCCTGCATCAACAATACGGCGTAAACGCCAGTACACAAAATAATAGAATGGGGAACCAACACTGCCTTGATCTGGTGAAGGCCAAATATTAATCTGTGGCACTTGTGGTGTTGCGCCAACTAAATCTGTAGTCTGTCCAGAACGGCGGTTCACCCACACCTGAATTGGACGACCTTGAGTTATTTTGTTTGGGATTGTTGAGTACGTGGAAACGCTAATTCGACTGATGTTAATATCAGTTTGGCTGCCAATTTGTCCGGGATTAGTGCGAATAACATGTTCCAATAAATCCACGGTGTCATTAGGTAGATCATATACGTATTGTCCTTGCACTAACGGTATCTGCCCCTGCTCAATAGTCCACAGGTTAATACCTCTATTAGCCCACTCGGTGATAAGGAAGTTCAAACTACGTCTTGCTGTACGGAACTGATAACCAGTACGCAGCTCTACGCCACAGCGCTCAAACGCCTCTTCCATCAACTCATTGAGATCAGGATTAAAACTGGTTGTAGAAGTTGTGTACGGCATGATCTACCTTATTTTTTGAAACCTTTTAGCGTTTCTGCAAGTCTGGCACGTGCGCCTAATGTACCTGGTTTTCGAGCAGCTGCAGACAGCTTCTTTGCCGGGATGGTCTTGCCTGCCTTCACGCCCAGCTCTTTCCGTAGTGCGCCAGGTTTCTTTATAGCTTTTTGTATCCATTTTTCAGCCATCACTTCCTCGCCATTCTCATATTGTCTACTAAGTTAGGATACGGCCTACCAGCAGCTTTAGCCGCGGCTTTTGCTGCTGACTTCTTAGCAGGACTTAGCTTCTTATGCTTCTTCGCAGGATTGGGCTTATCCCACACCGCACCGCCTTCTTTATATTGAGTAAAGTCGGTATCGTCCCTACGTGCTTTCTTAACACCTTTGGGCATTTTGGATGCGGCTATATCGCCCATTCCGCGAGAGGCTATCATGTTTATCTACCGCGACCAGCACCTCGTAACGCAGGTACAGTACCACCCATTTTGATTTGTTTGCCTTTGGTTTTGCCTTTTTCAGCAACGCCATCACGGCTAGGAGCTGCGGTTTTAACTGGACCCATTTTGCTTGCAGTACCAAGACCGCCTTTTGACATCTTTTTCATTTCACCACCTCCAGATTTTGTAAATTCCTTACCCACACTTTGGGGAACCCCCGCCTTTTTTGCAAACGCAGGGTTGTGGGCAACCGCCTGCATAAACTTTTCCTGTTTTTTACTAACCGCTGGCATTAGTGCACCCTACCGGTAAAGAAGCCTATAACTGCCCCAACACCACTACCAACAATACTTCCTACAGCTATTAAAACTTTCCATCCACCTTCGGCGGAAGCAAGTTTTGTATTTATTTCCTCAAGGGACTTACGTATAGCTGCAATATCTGCAACCATAGAATCCATATCATCTTGTAGATGCTTAATATCACTCGCGTGAGTAGCAAGCTCCCTAGCGGTTTCAATTTCTGGTGTAGCCATAGCTAGCATTTCCAAGCTCTCAATGATTTATTAATTCTGCTGTTCGGATCATTTGCCGTTTTCGCAGAGGTTAATTTCTTTTTCATCCCTGACATACGGGCGCAGAATGACTTTTTCCGACTTCCGCCTTCCGGCTGGGGAGCTTTTAAGTTCATTCCTTGCGCTTTCGCGGAGGCTCTCCCTTTGGCGTTTAAGCCACCATTGGGGTTTTTCCCCTCCTTGCGCTGCCATGCAGGAGACTTAGCCATAGAACACCGTTATCTTTGCTGAAGTAGGTAACGTCACATGTACATCCGTATTAAAAATAATCCCTTCGCCGGGAATAATGTTTGCAAACGGATTGTTTGTGTTAGCTGGGACGTTAAATTGCAGACGAATCGTGCCTGTAGCACCCCCATCACGCAAAATAATATCGCCCGCTGTACCACCAGAAAGACATTGATACCCGCGCACGCGAGTGCGACCTGAGTACATGGTGCCTGTTGCTTCGACGTGCGAAGCTTTTACGTCTGTTTGCATCGACATGATGCCCCCTTATTAAGCTGGTGTAATCGTAGAAGAGTTAGAACCCTTCCAAGGGGAAACAGCTAAAGTACCTGTAGACGTGTAAATAATGCCGGTAGCTAAATCAACTACTGACTTACCTAAAGTTTTGTCTATGGTATTGAATGCGTTGGTGGCAGAGCCTAAAGCTGCTGCGGTTGTAGCTGGGAATACGAATCCATTTTGCGAAATTACAGGACCCGTGAAGGTTGTATTTGCCATGTTAAATTGTCCTTACATGCAAGTTAGGCGTATCTGTCTGCATGTCGTCAGCCGGGACTGTCAGATACACCGGGAACCCCGGGATAACTACTTTATACCACAAAATAAACAAAAAGGGGGTTTTTATGCCCCCTTTTCTAGCACTATTAAGCGCCTGCTGAACCGTACATACCGAGCGGATCAGACCAACCAAACGAATAACGCTCACGAGACTTGTAACGTACGTTACCAGTATCAAAGTCGCCGTCCATTGAGTTGGAGAGAGGCGTACGAACAAAGTGCTTCATACCGTTAGGTACGTCGGTTGTTAAGAACCAAGCATTTGTATCTGTCAAGAAGTTATTGACAGTGTAGCCTTCTGGGATTGAACCATTGTTCTTGATAGCGTTGATATCGTTATCAGCAGTACCAACACGGAGGCTGGTTTCTAACAGACGTGTAGCAACGAACTGCAGAGCAGGTGGAACAATCAATTTCTTTGGCTTAGCAGCGATCAACAGACCACGTTCATCAGTCCAAGCAGCGATCTGAATAACTGCGTTTTCCAACGAAGTTTCATTCAAGTCAGCAGGAGTTGATGGAATGTTGCTGTTTACACCACCAGAAATCAAAGGATGCGAAGCAGAGAACAGAGGTACACCGTCACCGCCATAGTACTGGGATGAGTTTGTGAAGCCGTTGTTCAGAATGCTAGCAGCTTTAACTTGCTTGGTATAAGCCATTGCACGAGCCAAAGCTTTGGTATAACGAGCGGATAACGAGTCATACAAGTTATCTTCGATTGCTTCTTCAGTTAAGCTGAAGCCCAAAGCGATTGTTTCGTGGTTATAGCGAGCAGTCCATGCCTCTTGGCCATTGTCATAAGCAATAGCACTACCCTCGTTTTTAACAGGGGCAGCTGAGAAGCCAGACAGCTTTGTTTCTTCTTCGAACGAACGCTCGGAGGTCTCTGTTTCGTAGATCTCTTTGTGCTGTTCACCATATGTTGCATACTCCATACCGAACAGAGCATTCAAGCCCGGTAAGAGTTCTTTCAGTAGTTGTGCGCGTGAAATTGCCATGATTTATTCTCCTTATACACCGGTAGTGTTGTTGTACTGGTGCGTATTGAGTTTAACCAGCAGTTCCACATAGTTGCCAGAAGCCAACTGGGTTGCAGGTACTACATCAATAACACGTATAGGCAGTGTAGGTGTGGTATCTGACGATCCTACATCAACACCTGATCTTGAATCACCAGTAGTGGTGTTACCAGAATTGATGATTAGAGCCATGTTAGAACCAACAACAGTACGAGCTACACCAACAGTAGAAACTGTAGTGCCAGAACTCAAAACAGCTACTTTAAACAGTGCCATAGGATCGTCAACAACATAAACGATGCCACCGGATGTGCTAGCTGGCAGAGACTGAGCCTGAACTGTTTGGCCCAACGAGTTAACATATTGACAGCCAACAGCTACACCGCAAGGTGTACCAGCAGTACCATCAGACATTTTGTCTACGCCACCAGCGGTGGTAAGACTAACCGGATCACCAAAGCAAATCAGGGCGTTACCTGTAATAGCTGGGATCTGGCGAATTGCTCCTGCATATGGCATGCCATCGATACGATTGACAGCGATTAGGCCATATGGAGAGCTTACTGTAGGATAAGCCATGTTTTCTCCAAATAATTAAATTACTATTTTCCAGTACCAAAGGTCGTCGTAGATTTTTTCTCATTAAAGAGAGGCATCCGTGGGTCACTTTGGCGCATTAAGCTGTGGTCTACAGACTCCATTTGGCCTTCGGCCTGTTGTTGGTAGTGGCTATTACGCTGTACTACAAACTCCTCTGGGGTCTTGCATAACAACAGTCCGCCAATCTCAATATTGTCTTTAAAGCGACTATTAGGATCGGCTAGCAGCTGAAATTTTGGTTGCTCTTCAAGCTTTACTGGCTCCCATCCTTCACGCATTTTCGCTGAAAGATTACGTGGGTCAGCATTTTGTAAAGTTGAAACGCGAATCCATCTGTACGCGAAACCGGGCTGCTTATCTGGTTCAGGCAAAAGCTCAGGTGGTACCCACTGCTTTGGGCGTTCCTGATTGGCACGGGTTCCAAGTTCTCTACTAAGTTTGTTTTCAGCCATTATTGGCCTCCATTTGTTAAAAGTTTTTCACGGGCGTAGCGCTCAGGGGATACCCCCAGTTTTTTAGCAATAGCCAATTCTGACTGCTTGAGCACGACTTTCTTTGAAGCGGTGCTACGGGTCGCAGGAGCAACTACCGTGGCGGCTCTTTCGGTACGTCCAGCAGGTTTAGTTCCCGCTTCAGACGTTTCATCTTGGAAGTAGTCTGGGAATCTGCGACGCATAGTGCTATCGACTTTTTCCCAGTATTCATTTGTTGAGGGATAATTTTCCCCATGCTCTTTGACCAATTTTTGATGTAGTCCAAGTGCTAGGCTGGTCATCTCCTCGTCCTGACCGAACCATGTATTGCGCTGTTGCCACGCAGTAGCTCTTGGGTCAGGGCGAGACACTTGTGCTTCAGGTTCACTTTGTACACTATATTTATCATCTTGTAAAGAGGGTACATATTCTTCCGCTTTACGAAGTTTATAGTTAGCGTCGGCAATCTTTTGTTGTGCTTCTACTAATCTATCAGAATCGCCGTTGTCATAGGCATCTTTATACGCTTTTTTAGCTGCGTCTAACTCTAATTCTGCAGCGCCTTTATACGTATCTAGGAAGGTTTTCTCTCCCGCAGACAGCCTAGATTTCAGCTTTTCGTTCTCTTTTAGGATGCGTTGCGCGTACGCAATAGCTTCCTGTTGCTCACGCTGAACCCGTTCTTTCTCACGGCGCTCATCGTGCCAGACTTTCTTCATCTGAATTAGCTTTTTCTTAACTTTTTCAGAATAGTCTTCTAACTCGTCTTTGTCTAGTTCATCCACTACCTCTTTCGGCAATGGCTCACGACCACGATCCTCTTCAGGCGTGTCGTCAATAACGTCAAAATCTACATCCTCGACGTTGTTTTTAGCCTCGACTTTACCGCCTTCTTTGGCTTCTACTTCATCGGGGAACTCAAATTCTACTTTTTCAATATCTGCCATATCTACCCCCTTATGCACGGCTAATGCCGCGTGGATCGTCAACAACAGCCTCAATGGTGTCGTCGTTTAATAGTCGGAACTCGCGTCCGTGAATTTTCAAACGTGTACCGCTGTTTGGGCGAGCAAGAACAAAATCACCTTCTTTACACCAAGGGCCGGTAGGAAATTTATCCTTATCTTTGTACGCATCTGGACCAATTTTGACTACAAAAAATACTGTTGCCAGTACCTCTTCGTAATGTCTAGTCTGGTCAGCTTTAAGAATCCCGCTGTCGTACTTTTCCTCAGCTTCAGGTAGTGCTACCAGAATGTGATACCCAACTGGTTCTGGAAGTTGCTTACCTTTTTCTTCTGCAGTTTGCGGCAATTCCGATGTTTCACCGGTTGATGTCGCAATGATTAAGTTTTCACTCATCGTCGTGTCGCTCCATTTGGTTTGCAAGGTCAAGTATGTATCCTTCTGCGATGGAAAGACCTCTAATTTCCCCGCACATTGCGCGATACTCTGCGTAATCTTTTGCAGCACCTTCACTCATAGCATGCGCTACTTGTGCTTGTTTCTCGTTTATCTGGTTCTTGATAATCTCTAATGCTCTGTCCATTATTCACCTTTCTTCTTAGGCTTCTCCTGTTTAGCTCTATCAGCTAGTTCACGTTGCAACTGTGCTTGTCGCATTGATTGACGGTCTTGTAACGACATCTGTGCGCGATTTCTTGAGATTTCTGCGCCTATGCGTAGACCTTCTAACTCTTGTTTAGAGTGCATATCTAGCTTGTCTTTCTGAGCTTTTGCTCCGACTTGCATGCCTGCAATCTCTTTTTGTGCCGCGATACGCGCTTCTTCTATGCGTATCTGGTCTGCTTTTGCCGCTGCGTCTATCTGCAGTTTCTTCTCTTTGAGTTGAACTTCTTGCGCTTTTAGTTGTAGCTCTTGCTGTTGCATCTGTAAGACTGGGTCTTGAGCTGCTTGCTGAGCTTGCTTTTGCTGCATATCCATCTGATCTTTTTGTAGCAGTTTTTGCGCTGCCATTGCCATTGCACGGGAAATTTCTTGTTCCATCTCTGGCTCCATTTCCTCGTCCATCTTCGGCAGTGGTATGCCCAATTGCTCCTCGATATCTTTGCGATACTGGAATGCTACGTGCTCGTTGATATGCGCCATCATTGCTGCCATCATCACTTGTGCTTGTGGGTTTTGGCCAACTATCTGTGCAATCTTCGGGTCTTGCATTGCTGCAGTATGAACAGCGATATGTGCTTCGTGATCTTGGTACACGAATGCTTTTACAGGCTTGTTGTTTAAGACCGCCATGTTCTCGGACACAGGGTCTTTTGGCTTCTGATCTTCTGCGCTTGGTATCAACTTACCTATGTTCTTAATGCCAAGCACTTCTAACATCTGCCGGTTAAGTTCTACTTGATCGTAGATTTGTGGGTTTTGTTGTGCCATCTGCATGACGGCTTGATACTGCACAACCTTCTGCGACATAGTCGCCGCATTAGGGTCAGATACTGGAATAACTTCTACATTGTCGTAGTCAGATTTCTTAGCACGACGTGAACCTTCCATTGGGTCGTAGCTATATTCTTCTGGTGTGTAGTCGGCAATGATGCGCTTTAATAAGCGGAACTCTTCCTTCATTGCATAGTGGATACGCGCTTGTACAGCTGACATAATTTTCAGCGTACGCTCTAAGATAGCTAGCGTTGTACCAACTGGGCTGTTTGCGCTCATGTCACTAACTTGTAAGTCAGCAGCACTTGCGAAACGACGGCCTTCATCAATGATCTTATCCATCAAGCCAGACAATACTTGGCTTGGTTCTTTGTATGGAAGTGGAAGAATATTGTCACGTATGGTGCCAGACGCCACATCAACATCACGCCATTCACCCGGTGCGATAGGAGTATCGTCACCTTTAGTACGCATACCTTTTGATTTCAAACCACCCGGCAAGTTAGCTAATGTACCTGCGTCAACTAATTGACGAAGAATAGATGTACCGCTCTTTGCATACGCACCGATTAAGTGGATTAAACCAAAGCAATAGAAACCAAAACCAGGAATATAGCCGTAGTGAACCATGTGATTACGCTTCTGACAGCCTTCATCATCAGGTTCCCAGTTACGACGGATAGCCAAGATTTGCATCGAAGACTTATCAATAGTAACGATATATGGCAGTGCTATACCCGTGGGTTTACCATCTTCATCTTTATCTTCATAGCCTTCCAAGTCCAAGAAAACTTGGGTCTCGTATAGCTTATAGCGATCATCAGATGTAGCTCTAAAGCCCATCTTTTCAGCTATCTTTTTCTCTACGTCATCTAATGTATTAGTAGGTTCAGGCAGATCAATATCACGATAGAAACCTGCTACTTGTAGTCTACGCAGTTCGTTCTTAGTCTTACGCATTACGTGTGTTACACGTTCTGCAGACTCTAAATTACTTGCGCCATAAGGAACAATTACGTCTTCCGCAGGGATAAATATAGATACTTGGCGGTCTAACGCTGGGTCAAAGTACACCTTTTTAAACGCATTACCAGATAAGCCCAAGCCCCATAACATACGCTCATGCTCAGGACGATACTCTTTCATAACGTCGGTGAGCTGATAGTTCATGTCATCTCTTACACGCTCCGCCGCCTTGCGTTTCTCAGGAGTTTCTTTGCCAATAATCTGCGTTTTAACGGGACCCGCGGCTGGAAAGGTCTCCATGATTGTCTCTGACTGAAACTTAACAAGAGTTTCTGATAGAAGGGGATGATATACACCGCAAGCTCCTTCCCAAGGTTCGCTTCGCTCTTCTAGACGCATGCCTAATAACTCTAGGCCATCTACATAAGTTTGCATCCAGTCTTTACGGCTACTGATGTCTTCATCAATCTCACCGATCAAGTCCCCTGCCAAAGTATCCAGAACTTCATCGTCTATATACTCGGCTAAGTTAGCGTTGAAGTCGTCTGTAGTTTCTTTGGTTGGCTCAAGTTCAATCTCCATGCCATCCATATTCATAGACACACTTTCAGGGTCTTCTATCTCAATCTCGATATCATCTTGCTCCATCTCTGGTTTCATAAGCGGATCCATCGCGCCTAACCCTAGTGGGGCTTGATTTAGTGATTTATCTATAGCCATTTTCAAATTCCTTAAATGTTGCAACAGACGGGGCTGTTACTTTCACCATATGGCTTACGTTTAATTCCTCACGTGTTATGCCAAATGGATTGTTTTTAATCCAATCTTCAACGTCTTCTGGGGTTATTTCACGCGGCGCTCTGTCTACCATCTTCGCTTGCTTTAATAGTCTGCGGTTAGCTTTTTTAACCCGCCACCAGAATTTAACAGCTTCGATGATAGTCATTAGTAATATTCCCTTCTACGTCTAAACTCTTTAACTTCTTCCGGCTCATCTAAGTTGGTACGTATATACCCACCTTTTCTAAACCGCATTAACGCCATAGACACAGAGTCAACATAGTCGTCATGCTCTCCGCCGGGAAACGAAGCTACCTCATCCACTACTTCTTCCGCCCAATTAGTACCGGGAATCCATACTCTGCCTGACGCAAATATGTCTGACACGGCATTAAGACGGCTAATCTTATCGTTACCTTTTGATGGGGTGAACTCTTGTACAGGTATACCCATCGCCCTCATTTCATAGATTAGTGGGGCACCAGAAGCCTTCTTTTCTATGATAATACTATCAGGGTCCCACTCTTTAAACTCTTCTATTGCTTTCTTCTTTAGTAGCGGGAACTCCATCCGCTGCCTAAAAGCGTTCAAAAGAATGATGTTTGCTTGTGTAATACCAGCATCATCAGGCTTATAGAACACTCCCCACGTTGTACATGCTGAATAGTCAGCCCTGTTTGTTTTTTCAAACGCAGTATCCCACGATTGCAGGACAAATTCACACGAAGGTGGGCGATCTTCTTCCCAAATCTGCCACCATTCACGTTTTACTATCGCAGAAGCGTCCGAAGTTGGCTGCTGCATGTACTGAGCCATCCATTTTTGGTTAGGAAGCTCGTTTTTTAACGCTGAAAGCTCGTCTAACGACCAAAATTGAGGCCAAAGTGGGTTTCCAGAGGGCAAAATAGCAGGAAATTCGATAACTTCCCACTCTTCACCACTTCTTTGTGCCGCACTTTTCAATACTTGCCCAGTCAAATCCTTCTTTGACCAGCGCGTCATAACAATTACGATAGCTCCGCCAGGTTGTAGACGCTGACGGGGACCAGATGTATACCATTCGTACGTCTTATCGTAGATTTCTGGGTTCACTTCAGCAAGTGCAGCCTCTTGTTCACTGTGTGGGTCATCAATTATTAAGATGTCTGCGCCCTTACCGGTAACAGCACCGCCCACACCAATAGCGAAGTAGTCACCACCGGAGTTTGTGTTCCATCGTCCTGCTGCTTTACTATCAGATTGGAGAGCTACGCCGGGAAATATCTGACCATACACGTCGCTGTCCACCAAGTTACGAACCTTTCGACCAAAACCTACCGCAAGTTCCGCTGTGTGAGACGTCTGGATAACTTTTTTGCCCGGGTATTTTCCGAGGAACCATGCTGGGAGGAGATAGGAGGCAAACTCACTTTTTGTGTGTCGCGGCGGCATATTGATAATAAGCCTTTTGCACTTGCCATTAGCCACCCGCTCAAACGCCCTAGCCATCCTGACATGATGTGCTCCATTAATAAAGTTAGGCCAGACCTTATGTACAAAATCCATGAAATTATTAGCCGCATTTTCTCTGCTCTCCAGTTGGTCATGTTCCTCTAATGACACATACAAATCCCGCATCTGGGATTCCGTCATCGAAGGAAGTAGCTTTAATAGTGTCTGCAGTTGCTGGGCGTTCATTCAGGTTCGCCCTCGTGTGTATCGTGTGTATCTACATCCGTTGCTTCTACATCTTCTATTAGTCCAAGCTCTCGTTCTAGCGAATCGTCTGGCGTAATATCTATAGTCTTGCTCTGTTGCTGTAATAGCAACTTCTGTATCTTGTCTGCGATGACATTCTTTAAATCATCTGATGTTCTGTGGGTGATTGTGATCTCTGACTTCTCTGCGAAAGCGCCGACATCAGAAAGTTTTCCGAGTAACTCGATGGCCCGTAATTCTTGTTTTGCGTCGCCGCAGCTGCTGATCTCTAGTAGCCTATTTGTTATGTAGGTTCTAGCTTGTGTTGAGTCAAGGATTACACGATGGTCGTATTCGTTCAATAAAGCCGATAGCTTTAAAGCAACATTACCTTGATATAAATTGGGGGGATTAAATGAATCGTGCGGGGTGTTGTGTTTCTTTTTTACATCCACTTGCTTAAACAGATCATGAGCAAGTTTTTCATCTTCTTCCGTCATCTCAAACGGCATACCTAACTCCGCCATTAGCGCAGCCGTAGATGAAGCAACCCTCGCGTTCTCTTGGAATGAAGGAGCTAGTTCGTCCGACAAATTGTCAGGGACGGGTTTTGTCATAGTAGGTGTAATAGGTGTAGTCATGTCGATGACTTTCGTAATGCTAGGCGAATAATACAACATCTTTTTAAAAATGCAAGGGGTATGTTTCTGTATGTTCAAATCGCCGATTTCAAAATACAAAAATATAGGGGGTGGGGGGTTGTCATTTTGAAAAGGTATGGGGGGGTTTCCAAAGTTGCTCATCTAATGCGTGAATCATGGTGTACATGTAGTGGTAGGGGATTTTATGTATTTGGGCTGGTGGGGTATAGGTAGGGTTGCTGGTATAGCCGAAAAAAAAACCCACCAATTGGTGGGCTGAAGTGAAGCAGATTAGCTTACTGATACTTACTGAATACTTCTAATACTTCTCCAAGACACTTAGTGTCAATGCATATCTTAGTTTCGCTATTGACTTCATCGCGCAAGGCTTTCAATACTTCACCATGCGCTTTGTTCTCAGCTGATTGCTTTACCTTGATTACCTTCTCCAATTCATTAGCCTTCTTCTTAGCTTCTTTATCGCTAGGCTTCTTGGCTAGTGTTTGATACGCTAATTCAATCTGCTTATTCAAGTCAGCGATTGTCATATCTTTATGCTTGGCTAGTAATTCAGCTGCTTTCTTTTCTCTCTCAGCTGCTTTCTTCTCAGCTGCGACTGACGTTGACTTAGGCTTCTCGAGCCCGAACAATGCATTCAATTGATTAGCGAAAGTAAACCAAGCTTTGTCAGCTGCTTCCCCAGTGTTTTGTGGGTTTTGGTCACAATAGCCTGCAACCCACTGCTTGCGAGCATATTCCCATTGTTCGTACGTTGGTTCTGTACCAAGTACGTTACGAGCAAAATTACTAGCGTTCTCTACAGTCGAGAAGTTTAGCTTGCTAGCCTGAGAGCCACAATTGAAGGCTTGGTCTGACTGGGTTGCTGACAACGGCAACGCTTCTTGAATAGCGTTAGCAATTGCGGTCGGTGCTGCTTGTAATTTCTTTTCCATTTTTGCTTCTCCTTAGTTAATTAACTTACAAGACTTATTTACCCCATGTAATTAAGTCAGACTACATTCTATCAAAAACCAAAAGAAAAGAAAAGAAATATTTTATTTTATTTTCATGCGACACTTTCCCTAGCAACCCAGACAAAACGTTATCAAAAAGACAGGGAACGGTCATTCCAACGTGGTAGGGAAAAAACTTAAAAAGTCTGGACGTAAAAAAACCCTCGATGTTTTGAGGGTTTAGGTTTGGTGGTTAGGACAAGAGTTCGATAACTTGCTCTAGTAAACCGATGTCATCGCATTCGGCAAGTTTTTCTTTTATTGTCGCTTTTGCATCTTTTATCTGGTCGATTATTTCCTTGTCTTTTATTCGAATCACTTGCTCTAGTTCCCTGCATTGCGCTTTTAGTATTTTGCTACTAGGGCTCTTTGCAAGGTCTAAATACACTTGCTCGATTCTATCGTGTATCTCATCTGAATCTATGTTTTCATACTTTGCTATCAGATCGGCTTGTTTGGTCGCTCGCTCTTCACGTTTTTTGGTTGCGGCTTTATTCGGTGACGATGGTACAACCAGATTGTATTTTGCTACTAGTCTATCCTTACAGCGACTAAAAGCGACATCTGCACTTGCGCCTTTTGCATTCGGCTTGATCTCACAGTACCCGTTCAACCAGTCGATTCGGCATGTCTCAAAGTGTTCATAGGTAGGCGTGTCGCCTAGTATGCGAGCAAAACATTCGAGCGACTCATCTGCATCGGTTTCACTTTTAGCAAATAACTTGCCTGCATCTTTTGATGTACTTATCATTTTATTTCCTTTACGTTAATAGACTCGCTTACCCTATGTAAGTCTGTCTAAGGTCTATTATACACGAGTGAAACATTTTGTGTGAAATTATTTTATTTATTTTTGACCAGAGAAAAAAGACAGAATAATACAAAAAAGACAAGGAACGGTCATTCCAACGCGGTAGCGAAGCGCAGGGGAATTCCCTAAGCGCAAAGGAAAGGCACGACAAAATTACCTTGTGTAAGCG